GGCTGTGCCAGTCGAACATACCGGTCTGCACCACGCCCTGAGCGTCGTACAGCTTCACCGTAAAGCCGGTGATGCTTTTATCTGTAAACTGCGAATAGATGCCGTTCCCGCTTCGAATCTCGATATGAACGCTCGGCTCCTCGTGATAGGTCTTGCCGAAAAACACCTGCTTGCCATCTACAGCCGAAACCACTGTAGCGTTGCCGTAGTCATCGACATCCGGCAGGTCACCAAAATACTGAAACGTCGAACAGGTGATCTCATCGCCGATATTCTCGCGATGCAGAGCAAGTTCAATCTGAAAGTACCGGCAGTAATAATCTCCGGGCTGATAGTCCTCCCAATCTTTCCATGTGATATTGTCCTCTGACGTACGGATCCGAAAGCTGGCCGCTCTTAACGTTTCCTGACCAGTGAATCGATACGATGGGCTGTCGTTAAACTTCGTCACCCCATCGCTATTGAACCTCCTGCCCAATGACGTCGAAACAATCACATCGATCCCGATATGGACGCTTGCCACATATCCGAAATCCCTAACCGGTGTCGTATATGTTCCAGACATAACGCCGTCCGTGATCACGATCGACTCGCCGTCCTTTTCGACATAATTCTTCGCGCCTTCCCAAAGCGGCTGTTCCTGATATTCCGCGATAATATTTCTGAAGGGAATTTCAGTAATCGTGACAACCGCCTCTTTTGCGTTTACGGAATAATTTCCCGAGGTATCGATCCCCTTGATCCAGTACCGCTGGCCAATGCCGCGTTTGACATCTTTGGTGAGATAATGCGTCCCCTGCTGAAGCGTAATAAACTCCGCGCTTTCCCAGTCAAGACCGCGCCGGATTTCATACCCCCAGACATCCACATCCGGAATCGGCGTCCAGCCGAAATACAGCATGTCCCTGTTTCGGTTAACCAAAAACGATGACACGTCCGAAGGCGGGGCTGACTTGCCCACAATCGTGATCGTACTTTCAGGTGCGGAGGCAAGAGAACTCTCTTCGTTTAAGGAATCGAGCGACGTAACTTTGATTTTATAGGTGTGATGATCAACGATATCACCGATGATCCGGAAATTCGTCCCCGAGGTTTCTCCTCGCGCGCGCCAGCTTAAACCGTCATCGTCGCTAATATAAATCTTTGCCTTGGCGTATGACTTGACGAAATGATCCACATAGGCCGGGCGGTCAAACCAGACATCAATGGCGTTCTCGATCGTTCCGTCTGTCTTCTTAACCAACGACTCGGTCAAGCTGAGGTTGCTGACGGCCGGGATCTCGCTCGATAAAGACGAATAATTGTTCTGCGGCAGAATGATGTCCGAATCGTCATACACCGCCTCGTTATACTCAAGCGCGGATATCTGAACCTCACTCTTGCCTTCCCGCTGGATCGCCACCACCCTGAAATCTTTTTTGACCTTGTGCGTTTCGCCTATCGCAAACACATCGAAAGCCTGCGGGTCCTGCGGGAACGCTTCGCACGAAACCTCCATATACGTTCCGGTCGGCGAAGTAATGAGCCGCTCCTCGATAGTATCGTCTGAGAAACGAACCTGAATCTTGTAGGACTTGCCGTCCTCAATGACCATTGACCGGTCTAATTTGACAAGCACATCAGTACTGCCCTCCTGCACCCTGCCGGAAAAACCCCACTGCGGAACATCGTGCGATATCGAAATAACATCTCCAGCCTGACAGGCAATCGCGTCAATCCCTGCCTTAAACGTGACTGAACGATTGATATACCGCGCCACCTTTAATGCGTAACGCGCCGCGCGGATCGCGTAACTTGCGCCAGTCGTAAAAAGCCGGATCTGGCTTTTACGCATCGGCTCACCGGAAGCCAGCGATTCCTCATCGATATAAGCGATCGTTTCCTGCTGATAATTTTTCTCTTTATCGGTGAACTGAACCTCGATCACGTTTGGCACTTCTTTCATCGTCTTCCAGCTCTGCGCAAACGTGTCCTTGACGATATTGCCCATGCCAAACAACTGGGTCGGATTCGTGATCTTGTCGATCTTGAATGCCAAACCGCCCGCGCTGTAGACCGGCATGGCATTAAACGTGGCACATAATTGAATGAGAACGTCGAGGGCCCTGTTGTTGCTGTCGATAACCACATCCATCCTGAACCGTTTCTCGTAGCCGCCCTGACCGTCCGCAACTTTCTCTTCGCAATACTGCGACATCTCAAGAAGCGAAGCGTTATCCAGATTTCCGGATGAAATAAACTCGCCCAGCCCGAAACGATTGCTGATAATAAAATCCCGCAGGCACCAGACCGGATTCGCCGAATACCTCTCGACAAACGTCACACCGTCCCACGAAAGCAAAGTGTCATCCGCAAGCAGACGGTAATCTGCCCCATCCCAGTAATAATCATCCCAAGTAACCGGATCCGTGCCGTTTCTGACATCCGGTACAGAAACCTTCCTGCCTTTAACAACCGATGTGATATTTGGCATCGATCCTGAAAGCTGGTCGGTCGCCAAAAGCTGTAGCCCTAAAAGCGCGGTGTTCGGATAACTCAAATCATCTGTCTTAAGCTCATCGATCTGAAAAAGCAAAAGGTCGCCCTGCTTTAACGGCTGAAGCGAACTGTCCTCGCTGGTGCGGGTAATGCGGATATCGTACTGACCCGGGATAAGCCCTGCCTTGCGGAATACGCGCCTGACCGATGAACGCGACTGCGCGGAAATAGTCGTCTCGCCCAGATCGATATATGTCCCCGCGGAATGCTCTTTATATTCGACCCGATAAGTAACGCTCCAGCTTTGGATATCCCCGGAGCTGGAATTCTGCTGATAGAGGCCGTTATTAAGCCGCAAGTGAATCTCGAACGCCTCGACATCCAAATCGACCGTGGTGTAAATGTAAGGATTGTTTTGCGTGAGGTTGGCACTGACCGGATAAATATTGTGCAGATCCTCGAAATTCGGGATCATACTCTGGTAATTCGTGCCGAAACGTTTGCTAATCGATACGCCTTCGAAGTTAATGATCGGATTATTATTCAGCTCGATATTTTCTATCGACTCGATCTCACCCTCGCAGATCGCCAGAAGAACGTTCAAATAGTGCTTATCGCCATCCTCCCAAAGAAACTGATTGATGATATTGCCGCCAACACGATGCTCGCCGTAAACCACGGCAACCGGCACGCCGACCTCCTGAATCGTTTGTACCCCATCCCAGCCGTATGTGGGCGATCCCTCATCCATCCCGGCTGAACCGAGATTGAAATCCGGCATTTTCGGCTGGTTCATATACTGGTAAATGGCGTAACCCATCGAAAGAACAAAGAACGTGAACAAGAACGGATGCGCCACCGCGGCCGCCCAGACCGCTGAAACAATAAACGAAATAACCGCCACCACCGGTGCCTTTACTTCCGGCGCGACCACGATCTCGTCACCCTCCTCAATACGCAAATCAAGGTCTTCTATGCACTTGCCGGTAACGATCACGCGTTTGTCTTTATAATCAAACCCGGAATTGTCGAGATAATCGCGCACGGATTTGCTTCTGGAATAGGTAAACTCCAGAACCTGCGCCTCCTCGAGTTTGAATGGATTATCGATATTACGAACGGATATCATTTTCTTAACCTGTAAAATCCTTCTGTTTTCTTTTTCCACGAAACATCATCGAGCCTCGACACTACGACCCCCTGACGGCAACAATGGATAAACCGCCTCTTGCCAAGAACGATCCCGGCATGATCGGCAATACCTCTCGAATTAACAAACAAGACGCCGTCCAATACCTGCGGCGTTTCAACGCGATCCCAATCGTGGCCGTAATGCTCCTTGAAATAGTCCTTGCCGCTTAAACCCCACACCTTGCTGTATTCCAGATCCTCGATATCGAAAAGCCGGTAACCCAGATCCGCATAAACAAGTTTGAGAAATCCCCAGCAATCGAGGCCTTCCATCGTCCGGCCCCGGTGGCGGTACGGGATCCCGAGATATTTCCCGATGATCGCCTTTTCTACATCACGTAGATCCGGCGCGTCGGCACGGACGGAAACGCTCCGAACCGGTGGTAATTCTCCAGCACCTTGCACCGCTGTTTTGTTTTGTTGCATGAAGCCTCTCCTCCTGTGTACCCGCACTCGGTCGATTTAAACTTCCATGCGCAGTAATTACGTGCATACCGGCGCGCGGGTAGATCAACGCCCAAGACATCAAACTTGCCGGTCAATGTGAACTCCACGCTCTTCTGGTCTGCCGTATAGCTGTCGATGTAGAAAACGTCGTCCATATGCGCGTCCGGATCCGCCAGCCGATCGGCCCAGACCATGCGGATCGTTACTTTCTTCCCGCGCAGATCGAACTGCTCCAGATAAAGCTGAATAAACCGCGATACGTTCGCCAGCCGCACCTTGACCTGATCAATCTGCCCCTGATTGTTTTCGCCGATAAACTCATGCGTCACCGGGAACTTGGAATACACCTGCCCCTGATACGTCACATCCTGATCGAACCCCGCGATCCTCAAGTCATTAATGGAGTCATACTTTTCGAGGACGTATAAAAAGATGGGCGCATTCTCCTGCTTCGATTTCTCGCTGATAAATGAGGGGCTGACATCTCTCGGCATTACTTCACCTCTATAAAATCAAACTCAAAGTCGTATACCTCGTACGCCTTCATCGTGAATTTAAAACTGTCCTCGGCAAACCGAACCGTATACTCCACGGCATCGTTCGGGTTCGTCCATGTAAACGCCATAAACGAGCCGTATTTCGCGGAAAAGAAGTTCCGCACCATCTCCATATCCGCCTTTGACCGGCTGGAAAACCTGAGCCGCCATTTGTGTAATGGCGCCGCCCATTTACGCCTGCGCTGTTCAACGCCGCTTTCAAACTCCGAAACAAGCGTCTTGTATTCCAGCGTCTCTTCGAAAACAAAGTCCGGCAAATAGCTAAAATCACTCATGCGTAACTCCTGATCACCGAACGGATCTTCCCGTTGTTGTAAATGTCGTCGGCAATAGCGTTGGAAAGCATCTTGCGGTTACGCCAAACATCCTGCGCGTCCCACGCCTGAATCACCTGATTGACGTTGATCGTGACACCTTCCCCGCGCATAGATTCACCGCGGTTAAGCGCGCGCAAGTTGTCCGACCCGCCAACTGCCTGCATTCCCCTGCGGGAAAGCACGCCTTCTCCCGTTTGCGCGATGATCGGCACCTCATCCGGCGCAAGGCCCGAATGCGCCCGGATAAACGCCCGGTTGCGCTTTTCGACCGTTCCTCCGCTATGAAACAAACTTGCCACCGGCACACCAAAGATCGTGCCGCCCGCTCCGGCCATTGCTGTAAATATCTTTATGAGTAACAGCTTCGCCAAGATGTTCGATATCATCTGCAGAACCGCCCTGCCAAAATCCGCAAACACCTCTTTGACACTGCGAAGCTCGCCCGTAAATGCCTTGAAGAAAAACTGCGAAAACGCGTTCTGCATGTTATGCGCCGACTGCTTGGCAAACTCTTCCATGACGTTAAACTGCTGAGCGGCCGCTTCCGCGCTCTTTCCCACGTCCTTGGCTACGTTCTTCAAAATCTCCGCTGTCTTGTCACCGGTATCCTTGACCTTGGCAAATACAAGGTCGTACTGCTTCATCGCGTCCCGCGCGCTTTCCTGAGCCGCCAAATTGAATGCCGTTCGCGCCTCTTCAAGCCCCTGAGTAAGACCCTCGACATTAAATTGAATCTTGTTCTCTTCCAGCGACTGCGAAAACCGCTCTACCTCCGCGGACGCCTGCCGGTATGTTTCGCCGACACTACCGGGTAACTTTCCCAGAAGATCGTAGAATTTAATGAGCGGAACCATGAGAGCCTGAAAGAAATCAACCGCAAAACCCAAGAGGCCGTTTAAGGCATTCGTTATGCCCTGAATGAACCCTTTGACCGCGCCCGCGCCGTACTCAAGGATCGTGAAAACCCCTGCCACCAGATGATTGGCAAAGCCCTGCAGAAACCCCAGAACCTGCCAGAGCGACTGCCCTGCTTTTTCCATAAAGTCATTCCACTGGGATTTGAGCATCTGCACCTTTTCGTAGCTGGTCATCATCTCGAGATTCACCGCTTCAAGGTGCGATTTGCTCTGCGCGAGAATATGATTGGCCATCGCCTGCGCCATGTGATACTTCTGGACTTGCTCGACGGTCTTGCCGGTTGCCTTCGCGTATTCCTCCGCCGCGTCTTTCAGCGACAACTGAAGGCCGTACGAACGCCTCAAGGTCGTGACCAGACCTCCGGTGACCGCACTTGAAATATTTTGAAACGCCTCTTCGGTCGTGGTGCCGAATATCCGCGCCTCAGCCCGCGCCTGCTTCATGAGCGCCGCGACCTGATCCATGTTCAAACCCTGCGCCATAAGCGCCGAAACCTTGTCTGCCACGTTGGAGAAATTGACCGTTTCTTTAGAGGCCGCCATGATCGCCTGCCGCATTTTTTGTGCGTCTATACCGACGCTTTCTGCCATGCGGCTGAAACTCTGCTCGATCTGCTGGGCCTTGGCTCCCATTTCCATGAGATCCCACGCCTTACGAAGCGCCATGATGCTTGCCGTAATGGCCGCGGTAATCGCCAGCCAATTCTGCTTCCATGCATTGGCAAATCTCTGCAGGTTTCCGCGCACGCCTTCCAGACGCTTTGTCGCCTCATCCCGCAGGCGCAATATGATCGAGAGTTCTTTATTCGTCATCGCTTGAACCTGTCCCTTCTTTTCTGCATCTCCTGCTCGATTGCCTGCAGTTCCTTTTCGATTACTTCAAAGGCATCGAGCATTTTGGCCGACTGGTCGATCCAGCCGCCCGCGTTCGGCAAATATCCCTGCCGATAAAACTGAAATGCCCTTATGAAGCTCGCCGACTGACGTGTGACGATCTTAAAAGGGCATCCTCGATACTGCGTTCCGTTAAGCTCCCAGACTTCCTGCCCGGGCACTTCATATTCGCATTGAATCTTTCTCCCGCTTAAACAGCTCTGGCAGTTCACGGTGAGGCCGCCCAAATGAACCGCCACGATCAGTTTTTTTGCTCGCCCTCCGACAGTTTCGATTCGTTCAAAATGACCTCGGCCAGCTCCTGTCTCAACTCGTTCGGGAACATGGCAATGATCCTGTCCGGAACAACATTTCTCATCTTGCCCGCGTAATGAATCGTGTCGAACTTAAGCTCGATCGGCTTCTTGGTCTCGGGATCCAGAAAATTCGTCAGGCCCTTAAGCCCGAACTTGATCGCCGTAATCTGCCGCTTGTTCCAGTTGAGCCTGACCTTGGCCTTGTCGTTGGGGTTGGTTGAACTCATCTCATACGTACTGCTTTCATCGTCAACCTCGGCCCTCAAGACCGGATCCAGAAGCCCGATATGAAAAACACTTGGATTTTCTTTGTCCGGATCAAGTTTTGACACATATTCACGCGTAGCATTGACATCAATTCCTGTAAGCATGAACCACCTCCTGTTTATAAAAGTAATAATGCGAGTTCATCATCCCCCGGCTCCATCGAACCGGTCAGATCGAACGACGTTTGCGCTAGCTGAATGCCGTCACGGTCGCCGTCATCGACTTTGTTGTAAACGATACTGGGCGCGTAGAACCGGAACTTGTTGCCATCGGTTTCTCCGTACGCCAGATCAAGAACCATCGGCGCATTGCTGAACCACTTGGAGAAGAAATCGTGCGAAGCAACCGGCACCATTTCCGGATTGAACGACCCTTGCATATCCCGGCCGGTGATCATGTAGGACAAAATCCCTTTTGCATCGTCGATCTTGTCTTTTGAAGCCAGCGTATTCGATACGTCGATCTCCATCTCGCCGACATTAAGCGACACGCCGTCGCAGTACATGACCGCGTTCAAAAGCACCGGCGGCACCGTATCGTCAAAGCTCACACCGGTAAACATCGGCGTATCCGTAACTCCATGCTCAACGCCCTTGAAGCTGAAATCGAGCGTGGCCGGTTCGCCGATCTTGAAGTTAAATTTGACCGTCCCGCGGCAACCTTTAAGAAGTTTCGCCACGCCGTCCTCATAAAGCCCCATGGTCAAGGAAACCACGGAACTGCTGATCGGCTTTATTTCAAAACCCGCGCTTGCCGGATCGGATGAAGCAGTCGAGACCGCACCGGAATCCGCGCCCGTTATGTGATCCCCAGTCTCAAAAACTCCGGTGAGCGCGACATAATAAAGCGCGACCGCACCGTTCGCGGTCTTGATCACTACCCGGCCGACTGCGCCTGACGTATCTCCGGTAATGACCTCTCCATGCTGGTAAGGCCCGCTGGTGATCGCCCCAATCGATATTTTCTTAAGCGCGTTCGATTGAAACCCGCAGGCCCTGACCAACCGCATCCACTCCGGCTCAACCGTAACCGATCCCGAACCTTTCAACTCGATACTGAAATCGATCCCTGCCGAACGTTTCCCTGCCAGTTTCCCCATCTTGGTCAAAGACGCGCGCACAGGGTCGCGCTGGTACATCTGCGGATCGTAACTTGCCTTCGGTGAAAAATTCACCAGAATGCCTGCGTCGGCCGCCAGAAGTGTTTCCGCAGAACCTTCGACCGCCTCAATTTTTGCCGCAAGCTGGCGTTTTCTTATGAGCATTGACATTGCAATCCCTCCTTTTAGTTCTTTGCTGTCGGATCCGTCCGCAAATGACGATAGCGGACGCGAACCTCCATGATGATTCCCGCGTACGGCTGTGCCTCGGTCGTCTCAAAAGGCGTTGTCCCCAGAACATCCGTATCCACCGCATTGCCCGCGCGCGTGGAGTCCTGCAGGATCGCCTTCTTGATATCTCCCTGCAGTCTGTTTAAATACGTATCGGTCGGCACCGGGTCGTTCTCGTCGTTCACGAAAAATATGTCGAGGTACAAAGTTAAAAGACATTCTTCGAACGGATTCGGCTGGCTCGACTCGTCTTCATCTCCCGGGCTGATCACCACCATCGGCATATCAACCATTCTGTTGCCGTGCATCGACCAGCGCTGTACGGTGGCGGGCGTAAAATCAAAGTTGTACCCGTTGGCGATCGTCACGCCTTCAAGTACAGTCTTGATGTTTTGCAATATCCGTTCTCTAACCGTTTCCATCAGATTTTCCTCAACGCCTTTTCGATCGATTTATTCAAAATATCTATCCGGTAATTCACGAGGCCGTCCCATGTCCGGTAAAACCCCAGCCTCGGTTTAATACGAACTGACCTTTTAAGCACATACAACGGCAGAATCTTCTGCGCGCGTTTCGTCACCCGGGCAAGAAACGTCTCGCCCTTCCATCGCAAAGCCCTGACGTTTTTCAGCTCTTTGGGCTTCTTATACCGCGCTCGGAGTTTCCCCGAAGGCGTAAACATCTCCGACCGCGCCGACAACGGCACTGCCAGCCGCTTGCCGCCGGGATCCCTGACCGTTCCTCCGGTCTCGTGCAGTTTGGCAATCTTTGATTCCGAAAAGACCTCGATGCCCATACCCTCGATCTCGGGTGACACCAAAAACACCCGTTTGAACGTGCCGAAAAGCCCATGACCGGACGCGCCTCGCACACCCGGTGGGCCCTGAAGCTGTTGCTGTCTGAACCGTTTCAAAAACCCCTTGCCAATACGATCCAGCCCGTCCGCCAGTTCGAACTTAAGGACGCGGGGCGCGATCTTGATCGCCCTGTCCAGCGCCCTTGTATCAATCTCTGTGGTTAACTGCACCATGCCTACCACCCCACCAGAAGATGCCACATCCCCTCATCACGGCTGATGACATCGTTGATACGAGCCTCGCGGTCGAATCCTTCCGAGTCTTTAAGCGTGATGCGGTCGTCTGCTTTACTTACTGCCGCGATACCGTTCGTTTCATCATTGGCGATATAAACCTCTGCCTGTTTCTTGAGCGACCGGTTGATGTTTTCCTCTGCCGGTGTAAGCTCATAGCGCACAACCACGGCCGGGATTACCTTGGATACTCCCGCACCGGTCGTATACGTGATCTCCTCGGCAAACTCGCCCATATTCAAGAAACAACCGACAGCATCCTTCGGCATTTGTTCTTTTAAGCTCATGAACATGCCCCCAAAAGGGGCCCGGGAGCAGTTACGCCCCCGGGCATCCCTCGTGATTAAGCGTCAACCTTGATCAGATGCGCGAAATACGGATCAACGATCAACTCGTCCACATGCTGGCGCACGCGGAAGATATCGCTTCTGGCCGCATCATCGCGATACTGCTCGACAGTGGCATTCTCCGGGCTGTCCGCCGTCCAGAGAAACGTTCTTCCCACGGTCGGATCAGACAGTCTCTGCCCCTCGCCGATCACCGCCACCATGGCATAATCGTCGCTCCAGATATCCGCGCCCTGAAACGCCTTGCCTTCTTTCGCGGTGTTGTAGATCGCCTTGCCAACAAGGATCCTCTTCACGCCGAGAATATCTGCCATGGCGTTGAGGATCTCCGCTTCCGTCAGCCTTGCGACATACTGGATCGCGGCCTTGATCTTCTCGTTGCCGAGAAGCCGGTCGATGTTCGCCTTGCTCATGATGAGCGTTCCCGGCTCCATGCCGCAGTTCTGCCTCACCTGTTCGCGCGCGGCTCTCACCTGAGCGATGACATCGCTTGAGGCGTTATCCCAAGGCGCGGTCGAGAAGTCGGTAAAAAGCTTCGATCCCGTAAAAACCGTGGTATCGAAAACCTTCGACGCGATCCTCTTCTCCTGCGCCTGCAGAACCCTGCGCGTCACGATCTGAACGGTCGTAAGCTCGGCATCGAAATCCGTGGCGTACATTTCCCGTTCGGAATCGTCCAGAGGCCCTTCCAAACCGTGCTCTTCGCAGTTGTACTGCCGGTCTTTCGCCTGAAAGGTGTCCCGGTTGTAGTTGCCGCGAGGCGCGCGTTTGGTATCAGCTTCGCGCGTGATACTCTCCCGGGTGATCGCCGGAAAGATGCTCGCTTTCTTTTTGGTTTGAAAAATAGGCAGGACTCTCGTGCCTATAAACTCATCCTGCGACTGGATAAACTCCAACGCCGCTTCCCCCAACTCGAGTCTCGGTACTGCTCTTGTTCCCTGATAGTCTGGCATGTTTCATTCCTCCTTTTGATTAGGCAAATAGCCCTTCGATAACTTCACCGTCGCCTGTTGATGCTTCCAGCGCCTTGCCGATGATAGAACCGCTCACGGTTGCGCTGATCTTCCCGTCAATGGCTCCGTAAACACTGCCTCCCGCGCTGATCGCTCCGGCCGCGACCATCTTGAACGTCCTGCCGGAACTCTTTAAATCAACGCTGACATGCTCGCCAAGAGCGGCCTTGGCCGCGGTGATCCCGATACAGGCTTCGCCCGCATCGGCATATTCCACCTGCGATCCGCTTCCCGTACTCAGCTTGACCCTGCGGTAAGCTTCAAGTTCCTCTCCCGCGATAAATGCTTTTGATCCGATATTGAATTGAGACATCGTCCTACCTCCTTTTGGTTATTTCCTTTTGTCCGCTGTTGCCTTAAGCGCATCGGTGGTACTGCACCCGTGCTCTTTCTGATACTGACGCGCGCGCTCCAGATGCGTTGTCTGTTTCTTGATCGGTTCCTCCTCCGCATCGGGCCCTAATGGCGGCACCGACGCTTTCTGCAGACCATCAAGCTGTTTCTCCTGAAACTTGATGACCGCGTTTTCGAACGTCGCGCCGTTCTCGACCGCCTCGACGGCGATATCGGACATGTCCTTGAACACCTTCGATTTCTTCAAAATAGAAACCGCCCGTTCGCGCTCTTTTCTGATACCCTCTTCGACCCCGAGCGCGTGAATGGAGTCGTAAAGGCCGGAATGTTCCGCCTTAAGCTTTTCCATCGTGATTTCTTCTGGCATTTTCTTTTCCTCCTTATTTTTGTTTGCCCCGTACCTTTCCAAGAACGCGATCACCTTCGCAACCGATTCCGGCTGGTTTAGGAATCTATCTAAAAAAGCCGTCATTTCCGCCGACGGCCGGACGCTTTCCGAGAAAAACGGCATCCCGAAAAGACCATTGTTTGCCGCGGGATCATCGACAATATCCACGGACAAAAGCTTCTTCACGCGGATATACGGCGGCAGATCCTCACCCTCTTTTGTTTTCTCCTTGCGGAATTCCTCGTCCCAGTGGATGACCATCGAAGACCCGAACGCCTGCGGATCGCTTTCGGCAAGGTTCATGACATAACCGGCCAAGTCGCCGTCCGGTGTTTCATGAGCGGTCGGATCGATATGCAGGTCCGCGCGGACGATATCGCCGTCACGCCTGAAATTTTTCGTCCTCCCCAAAAACGTACCGAGCGCGGTACTAGACATATTCGGATGACCGAACCTCGATTTGACTCCGGCTTTGATTTTGTTGCCCAACACAACGACAGTATCCAGTCCTATGTCATCGAACTCACCCCTTTCGTCATGCGTCACCCCCTTGGTTACGACAGCAAATCCCTCGATAACCTCTTCCTTGCGGTTAACCCGCACAGCCCCGCCGCGCGCGATATCCGCTCTGAAATAAATGTCTTTATTGGCCATCTCGCACCTCTTTCACATCGGTGAAGGAAACGTCAACCTCAATCGGCATTGCCATTTGGCTTTTTGCTCCCGCCAGAATCCTCTTCGCCTTCTTCACCGGTGTTTTTCTGCTTTTCTTTTGCTTTGTTTTCATCCTGCACCTCAAGTCCAAG